CCGAAAAGATACAATCAAAGATCTTGATTATGTCAAACGTTATTATGGTTATAGTAATGAAAAGGCAAAACAAGCTTTGAGGATTCTTACAGAAGAACAACTTAATTTTATTAAATCGAAATTTGATACTGGAGGAAAAAAATGAGTGTCGTTCAAGAACCTGAAGTGAAGTGGACGCCCGATCAAATGGTTGAAGTGGTTCTTAATGAACCAGATGACTTTTTGAAAGTACGCGAAACTTTGACTCGTATTGGAGTTGCATCACGAAAGGAAAAGAAAATTTATCAGTCTTGCCATATTCTTCATAAGCAAGGAAGATACTTTTTAGTTCATTTTAAAGAATTGTTTGCTTTAGATGGAAAGCACGCAAATCTTACGGTAAATGATGTTCAACGTCGTAATCGTATTGCTCAATTGCTTGCCGATTGGGGATTGATTGGTATTGTGGATGTCACGAAGATTCAGGACATTGCACCGCTAAATCAAATTAAGGTTCTTGCTTATAAAGATAAGCAAGACTGGATCCTGGAAACCAAGTATAATATTGGTTCTAAAAAGAAACGGGTAGAAGAAACCGAATGAAACTGGGGGCTTGACAGCCCCTTTTTTATGCTCTATAATACTAGTCTTCGGGTTAATTAGTATTCAGTGAGAAAAACTCTTGTTAGTTTTCACACCTTAATACATGCCGAAGAAATGCATATAAGAAATAATTGTCGGTATTCAAACGGTAATATTTCTATTAATATTCAACCCCTAATACTCTTCATAATTATGAATCTTTTTACAGCAGACGTTGGACAAGGTAAAGTCCATGTCTATGACAGTGGCAATGATAAGTTTCATGGAAAATTGCCACAAGAAACTCTCATCAACATGAATATTCCTGGCATCCAAAGAGGAGACACTTTGGTTGTTGAATGTGCTCATTTAAGAGAAGCACATAAATTCACTCTTGCTCAACCTTTTGATTATAATCAGTTGGAAGAGTTGAAGAGAACTGCAGATAAAAAGGGTATTACTATTCTTCTGTTCCCACAAAAATCTACTCCCAAAGCACGAAAACTTGCTGGTATAAAAGTAGATGCTAAAACTGATGAAGCAGATACTAAAGCAATCGCAAAGTTTCTCCTCAATGATCAAAGTGCATTTTATTCTCTGAAAAAATTTTTTCCGAAGAAGTTAGATTCCTTTAAGGATGAAATCAGCAGTGATGTTGAGTATATTAAACAATGTAATGCCGACATCAGTCCTGCCAAATCTTCTGAATATGGATTTGGTAAGATCGATTATGATGATGAAGTATCGAAGTGGATTAAAAAGTATGCACTCAAATTGACTGAATATCTTAATGGTGATATGGAGTTAATCCATGCTATTGGTTTAAAGTTCGATAAAAAAGGAAATATTAAGATTGATGCTCCTAATCGCATTTACACTCTGGTTCACTCCATTCTCCGTCCAAATGGCGAACTACGTGTTCGTCCTGATGTTGGTAAAGTTCCTAATTGGAAGTACATCAAATCGCATTATCTTGGATGCAAACCTTATCACATGAATCAAGGTGTTGCTGCATCCAACTACAAACACTGGATGAGACGTACTGTTTCTGAATATACTTACCCTGGTAAGAAGTCTGCTAATACTACAGATTTTCAATTGGGAATGTCATATGAAGAACTTGCTAAATTGAAAAAAGCACGTACTAAAGTTGATAAAATGACTCAAAATATCTGGTATGCACTGCGAAAAATGATTGTTGAGGATAGTCTCCGTTAGTATTCATGCTGTAATACTTTATTAGTATTCAACCCATAATACTCATAAAAATCAGTTGGTATTCAGGACGAAAAACTCTTGTAAGTATTCAACTCGTAATACCCGTAATAAAAAGTGAGGGTTTCCGACCCTCCTTTTTTATGTCTTGTGATAATATATACTATGGATGCCGTAAGGGTCCACACAACACAAACTCGCTTTTATAAGGAGCTACTATAATGAACAACCTCGCAAGGTATACTTCTGCGGATCTTCCTGCCCTGATGGATAGGATTACAAGAAACAGCATCGGAATGGACGAATATTTTGATCGTCTGTTTAATCTTCATGAAACTACAACAAACTATCCACCTTATAACCTAGTTCAGGTAAATAATGTAGAATCACACTTAGAGATTGCATTAGCAGGTTTTAAGAAAGGAGAAGTATATGTTTTCACGGAGTATGGAAAACTTTTTGTCGAAGGACAAAAGGAAGATACTGAATCGGAACGGACGTTTGTCCACAAGGGAGTGGCTAGCAGAAGTTTTAAACGAGCGTGGACTCTATCCGACGACACAGAAGTCAGAGACGTTACATTCGAAGACGGACTACTTAAAATCGTATTGGGAAAGATAGTTCCAGAACATCATGCACGTAAGGATTACCTATAAATAAAACTGAATATCGTCGTCGCTATGCCACGGGAGGTAACTGGCAAAATCCAGTTGACACCTCCCTTTTTTATTGCTACAATGTATGGAGAGAAATTTTTTAAATGTCCGTAAAACTTGCACTACTTAAGTCTGGAGATCATGTGATCGCAGACATTAAAGAGTTAATTTCTGAAAATAATATTGTGGGATATCTTTTTAGAAACCCACATAAGATAGCTATGGCAGAATCTCTTTATCTGACGGAAGATGCTGAAGATGATGGATCCATTAGTGTGTCATTTTCTCCTTGGGTCCTGTTTACTAACGAAAAAGAAATTCCAGTTAGACCAGAATGGTTGGTTACGGTTGTAGAACCAGTTGGCGAAATTAAAAAAATGTATGAGGAACAAATAAATGGAACAGATAGTGAAGTGTCTTTTACTGAAGAATCAGACAGTATTAATTACTGAAATTGTAGAGGTTGGTGCTGATATTGGAGAACCAGATTGTAAACTCATTAAACCTTACAAATTGGTAAAGACAAAAGATGATTCTTATGTGTTAGAATCTTGGATTGACTTCTCTCCACAAACTGATTACATGATTAGTTCAGAGAGTATCTTGACTCTTGTAGATCCAACACCAGATTTGCTTTCCAAATATTTTGAGATGATTGCCTGATGCGATTTTATACAAACGTCCAAATGGTCGGGGATAACTTCCTAGTCCGTGGTTATGAGAATGGTAGACATTTCATGACTAAGGAGAAGTTCTACCCGACTCTTTTTGTCCCTTCTAAAAAAGAAACCAAATATCAAACTCTGACTGGTAAGTATGTGGAACCAGTCAGACCAGGAACGGTAAGAGAATGTCGTGACTTTATCAAGAAGTATGAGGGTGTAGAAAACTTCAAAATCTATGGTAACACTGGATACATCTACCAATACATTTCCAAAATGTATCCAGAGGAAGAGATTAAGTTTGATACTAATAAAATTAAAATCACCACGATTGATATTGAGGTTGCATCCGAGAATGGATTCCCTGATGTAGAATCTGCCGCAGAGGAAGTTCTACTCATCACCATTCAGGATTATGCAACCAAACAAATTCGTACCTGGGGTAAAGGTCCATTCAAGAATAAGCAAGAGAATGTTATCTACAAGGGATTCAGAACCGAGTATGAACTTCTCAATGACTTTATTAATTGGTGGATGGTTGAACAAAACATTCCAGAAGTTGTAACTGGATGGAATAGTGAACTGTATGATATGCCGTATCTTGTGCGGCGTATTGAGAGAATCCTTGGTGAGAAGTTGATGAAACGTCTTTCACCTTGGGGTCTTGTAACTGAACGTGAAATCTTTATTGCTGGTCGTAAAAACATTGCATATGATGTTGGCGGTATTACTCAACTTGATTATCTTAATCTTTATAAGAAGTTTACTTATAAGGCACAAGAATCTTATCGTCTTGACTACATCGCAAGTGTAGAACTGGGACAGAAGAAACTTGATCACTCTGAGTTTGATACTTTTAAGGACTTCTATACCAATGGATGGCAGAAGTTTGTAGAATATAACATCATTGACGTGGAACTTGTTGACCGATTGGAAGACAAGATGAAGTTGATTGAACTTGCTGTTACGATGGCATATGACGCAAAGGCAAACTATGCCGATGTATCCTCTCAAGTTAGAATGTGGGATACAATTATCTTCAATTATTTGAAGAAAAAAAATATTGTTATTCCACCCAAAGAACGTTCGGACAAAGATTCAAAATATGCAGGAGCATACGTCAAGGAACCGATTCCTGGAAAGTATGATTGGGTTGTGTCTTTTGATCTCAACTCTCTCTATCCTCATCTCATTATGCAGTACAACATCTCTCCAGAGACGCTCCTTGATGAGAGGCATCCATCAGCAACAGTTGATAAAATACTTAATGAAGAGATAACATTTGAGATGTATAAGGATAATGCGGTTTGTGCTAATGGTGCAATGTTCCGTAAAGATGTTCGTGGTTTCTTGCCAGAATTGATGGAGAAAATCTATAAAGATCGCACCATCTATAAAAAGAAGATGCTTGCTGCTAAACAAGACTATGAAAAATCTCCGTCGAAGTCATTGGAAAAAGAAATCGCCCGCTGCAACAACATCCAGATGGCGAGAAAAATTCAACTTAACTCTGCTTACGGTGCGATTGGTAATCAGTATTTTAGGTATTATAAACTTGCAAATGCTGAAGCAATTACTCTTTCGGGCCAAGTTTCGATTCGTTGGATTGAGAACCGAATGAATGGGTATCTAAATAAGATTTTGCAAACAGAGGGTGAGGATTATGTCATCGCATCCGACACTGACTCAATCTATCTTAATATGGGACCTCTTGTTGCTAAATTTCTTAGTAATAAGTCTGGTGATAAAACAGCAGTTGTTTCCTTACTTGATAAGATCTGCCAAGACAAATTGGAACCATTCATCGAACAGTCTTATCAGGAACTTGCGGACTACGTTTCGGCATATGAACAAAAAATGATTATGAAGCGTGAGAATATTGCAGAACGTGGCATTTGGACTGCGAAGAAGCGATACATTCTCAACGTATGGAACAGTGAGGGAGTTCAGTATAATGAACCAAAGTTGAAGATGATGGGTATTGAGGCAGTCAAGTCTTCTACTCCTGCACCTTGTCGCAAGATGATTAAGGATGGTCTCAAGCTAATGATGAATGGGACCGAAGAAGATGTGATTGATTTTATTGACCAGTGCCGCAAAGAATTCAAGGCACTTCCACCGGAAGATATTGCATTTCCACGTTCGGTTTCTGATGTTGTCAAGTATAAGTCTAATGCCGATATCTATATCAAAGGAACTCCTATTCATTGCCGTGGAGCACTTCTCTTTAATTACTATATCAAGGAAAAGAAACTAACTAATAAGTATTCACTTATCAATAACGGTGAGAAAATTAAGTTTCTTTATTTGAAAAAACCGAATATTATTCAGGAGAATGTAATCTCCTTTATTCAAGACTTCCCAACAGAACTCGGTCTTGACAAATACATTGACTATGACTTACAATTTGAAAAGAGTTTTGTAGAACCACTCAAGTCTATCTTGGATGCGATTGGTTGGAATGTTGAAAAAACTGTAAACCTTGAACTATTTTTCGGATAATGAAAAAGCATGTGAGACTTTTATTTCCAACTGTTCTTTATGAATCGGAAATAAATTTATCTGACAATGATTTAAATTCATTAAAATCTGAAGAATTTTATAGAAATGCGGATAATAATGGATGGGCAACTAAAACAGACATCCATAAATCTTACAAATCTTTAATGCATGAAATTGATAGTCATGTTGATTTCTATTGTAAAAATGTTTTGAGGATGTCGCAGGAGACAACACTTTCTTGTTGTGGTAGTTGGATTAATAAACATGATATAGGAGACTTTGCTCATAACCATTATCACCCAAACTCTATGATATCTGGTATTTTATATTTGGATATACCACAAAAATCTGGTGATACTATCTTTTCTTCTCATACGATTAATATGTTTGGACGTTTCTTCAATCCAGTTTTTGAGGAAGAAAATAAATACAATTCTTGTTTTCAAAGTATCAATGTAAAAAACAATATGTTATTAATATTTCCTTCCATATTGCAACATTCCGTACCAATTAGTGAATCTCAAAAACCGAGATACACTTTTGCTTTTGATTACATTCCAACAGGAAAAATTATTACTCATACAAACAAAATTACTATTACAGTTTAACATGGATTTTCTTAAAGATATTGTAAAAGAGATTGGTGACGACTACACTAAACTCGCAGCAGACATTGATGAGACTGAAACTTATGTTGACACAGGTTCGTACATTTTTAATGCACTTGTTTCAGGTAGTCTATTTGGCGGTGTATCTGGGAATAAGATTACTGCTATTGCTGGAGAGTCTTCTACTGGAAAGACTTTCTTTTCTCTCGCTGTGGTTAAG